AAGAATATTAAGTTCTGCTGCGGTGGAAGTTACGCCATCTAGGATGTTAAGTTCTGCACCAGTAGATGTTATTGCTGTTCCACCAAGTGTTATACCTGTGGTTGTAAGTCCTGCTATGACTAAATCTGCTGCAGCATATCCTGTTGCACCACTATTTACTGTTGTACTAGGTACAGTCTGTGTATCTTTGAATATCTTGAATGTTCCGCTATCGGAAGCATCATAGTAGATACCTGCATATTTGGTTGTGCTAGATACGACATACTTACCATAAAAACCGAAGTCTGTTGCGTTACCAGTGTTTGCGTTTGTTAAACCTGTAAAGTTGTTATCTGTAACAACTGAACCAGTTTGTGTAGTTGTACCAGTAACAGTTAGGTTTCCGCTTACAGTAAGATTATTGGAAACAGTTACATCATTTGGCAATCCTATTGTTAGTGTATCTGTTGCACTTACGGCTACATCTACCTCATTGCTTGTGCCTGCTACTGTTAAGGTATCGCCACCGCTTATTGTTTGCGTATTTGAGCCGTCAGAAAGAGTAAAGCTGGTTGATATGTTTGCTGTGCTTGCACTGGTAATTCTACCTTTAGCATCTATTGCGATTACTGGAATAGCTGTAGCACTACCATAACTTGCTGCTGTTACACCTGAAGTACCAAGAGATACCGCACCACTGCTTACAGCAAAATCACCTGTAAATGAAGCTATACCTTTGTTTGAACTTGTGGCATCTTCTGCTGAATAGGTAATAGTTCCTGAACTCTCCGCTACATCTAAACCTTCACCTGCTGCATATGTGATCGTGCCACCTAATGCTATTGCTGTGGTGTTACTACCATCACCCACTGTAATACTGCTATTGGCAAGTTTTGCGTTAGCTATAGAGCCTGCAAGTTGTGCGTTGGTTATAGTTCCTGTTAGTGAACTGGTTGGGTAGTTTGTTGCATCCGCTAAGTCAAATGCAGGTGTTGCATCAGAAGCACCGAGAGCAAGAGATATTCCGCCAAAGCTAACTGTGGAATTGGCTAATTTTGCATTTGCAATACTGCCTGCTAACTGTGCATTGGTAATCGTTCCAGTTAAAGACGAAGTTGGATAACCAGTTGCATCTTGTAGGTTAAATGCAGGAGTAGTATCGCTTGCCCCTAGTGCAACTGTTACGCCACCAAAGTTAACGCTTGAGTTCGCTAACATTGTATTGGTTACAGAACCGCTATCGCCTGTACCGATTAAAGTTCCTGTGGCTACTGGTAGTGTTATTGTTGGGTTTCCGCTATAAGCAGAATGCGCTGCTGATTGCAGTCTTGTGTAGTGTGCGTTGGATGATTCACAATAAAAATCAACTCTTGATTGTGTGCCACCGTTCTTAATGGCTATTGCGCCTTGTGATATTGCTACACCATTAGTAGAACCACCACCCACGCCAAGAGAAGTTGTTATCTCTGTTGCTGACGGTAAACCAACTGTAACTGCTGCACTTTCACTACCGCTACCACTGACCTCTATTTCATTGGATGTGCCTGCAATGGTTGCAATGTAATTACCTGTTGTGTCTGTGCCTAATGCAACTGAGTTGGCTTGTATGGTTGTGCTTATGGATATGCCTGCTGTACCGTCAAAGTTTGCAGTACCAACAACATCTCCTGTCAATGCTATGGCTCTTGCAGTAGCTAATGCAGTTGCAGTTGAAGCGTTGCCTGTTAGTGGACCTTCAAAATTAGCAACTAAAGTAGCTGATTGATAACCAGTACCACTTGTGTTGACTGTGGTTGTAGGCTCTGCTTCTAACAGTTCAAAGAGTTTGTATTTACCGCTATCGTTTTGATCTCTGAATAGACCTGTAAATTGATTGGTAGAACCTGATGCCCTGTACTGTCCGTAGAAACCTATGTCTAGTGAGTTAGCTGTGTTGTCTTTGGCTAACTTGATTAATGGGTCGTTTACATGAAGCTCATTAGTGTCTGTGGTTGTGGTTGTGCCGTTGACTGTTAAGTTTCCTGATATGGTTACATTGTCAGGCAAGCCTACAGTTACCGTTGCACCCTCACTGCCTGAACCTGATACTTCTATTTCGTTAGCAGTACCGCTTATGCCTGCTACATAGTTACCAGTGGTGTCTGTGCTTAGTGCGACACTGTTAGCCTGTATGGTAGCTGCGCCATCTTCTGCAATAAGAATATCGCCACTTACAGAACTAAATATGGCATCTTCTAAGTTCTCAAAGGTTATCTTTCCTGATGCGTTGTCTGTGGCATCCACCATAGCAATAAAGTCATCATCAGCAATGGTTGATTCTGTTGTAAGTTCGTTAAGGTCAAGACTTAGTGTATGGGCTATTCCCTCACCACTTGTTGCGCCTGTTGAATCAATGCCAGTTCCACCAGTAATTGTGCCTACATAATCGCCTGTGGTGTCTGTACCAAGAGCCACGCTATTTGCAGCAATTGTTGTGGTTAGGCTTATATTACCTGTTCCGTCAAAACTAACCCCTGAAGCCGTTACATCACCTGCTAGGGCTATTGTGCGACCAGTAGCTAAAGCTGTAGCCGTTGCTGCGTTTCCGCTTGTGTCTTGATTACCAGTTGCGTTGACACCTGCTAGATTTATGTTGGCTGTACCGTCAAATGAAACACCGCCAATAGTTCTTGCTGTTTCTAAAGCTGTAGCTGTACTTGCGTTTCCAGTCAATGAAGCTGTAACAACACCAAACTGTACATTGTCTGTTGTGCCAACCGCTTGACCAATAGCAAATGTTACGCCATTGCCTGAAGCTGTGGATGTAACTCCTGTGCCACCAAGTAAAGAAAGAGTCTCACTGTCAAGATCAATGGCAATATCATTAGAGCCATCTGATACATCAAGGTCTTGTGCTGTTACCTGTGCATCTACATAGGTTTTAATCGCTTTTGCAGAAGCAATAGTTGTGTCTGTTGCTGCAACACTTGATAGATCAGTGTCAAGTACACCTGACTTAAGGTTGTCAACCTCTATGTTAGATACTGTGTTGTTATCTACATCTATGGTCTTGTTTGTTAGCGTTTGACTGCCTGCAAGCGTAGCTACAGTGCCATCAATAGCAAAAGTAACTGTGTTTGTGTTTGCTGTTGATGTAAGACCAGTGCCACCTGCTAGTGTTAGGCTTTCGCTATCTAAATCAATGGATATGTCGTTGCTACCGTCAGATACATCTAAATCCTGTGCTGTAAGTTGTGCATCCACATAAGCTTTGATGCTTTGCTGTGAAGCAACCTTAGTAGCAGAGTTAGATGACATATTATCTTCATCTAAGAAAGCGTTACCTGACAATGTTCCGTTAAGAACTGGGCTTGTTAGCGTTTTATTGGTTAATGTTGCAGTTGTTCCTGATACATAGGTGTCTAGCCTTGTTACGGCTAGTTGTTTCATTGTTCCATTATCATTAACAATGATTTGGTCGGCATCTACTATAACTACTGATGATGCTGATGTATCACCATCAAGAATGTTTAACTCTGCGCCTGTTGTTGTAACGGTTGTTGACCCATTTAGTTTGGGTGAGTTAATTGTTGGCGCTGTTAATGTTTTGTTTGTAAGTGTGTCTGTTGTTGCACGACCTACAAGTGTTTCTGTTCCTGTTGGCAGGGTAACTGTTCCTGAATTGCTTATTGTTGCAATAACTGGTGCAGTAAGTGTCTTATTTGTTAGTGTCTGCGTACCTGTAAGCGTTGCTACGGTGTTATCTATTGCAAGGGTAATGTTATTACCACTTAGGCTAGAAGTAAGCCCTGTGCCACCGAGAATACCTAATGTTTCTGAGTCTAAATCTATAGAACCATTGGTGCTTCCGTCTGTGATGTCTAAATCTTCGGCTGTGATTGCGGCATCTACATAAGCCTTAATGGATTGTTGAGAAGCTACAGCAACGGCACTGTTAGAACTAAAGTTGTCCTCGTCTAAGAAAGCTGTTCCTGACAGCGTTCCATTTAAAACTGGACTGGTTAAAGTCTTGTTTGTAAATGTTTGTGCTGCGGAGAGCCTTGCAACGGTAGAGTCTACTGCAAATGTAACACCTACACCTGAAGCTGAAGATGTCATTCCATCTCCACCTAAAAGCTGTAAAACCTCACTGTCTATACGAATATCAATTAAGTTACCGTCATCATCTCGTATATCTAGGTCTTGGTTGGTGTTGTTGTTGTCTACATAGGCTTTGATGCTTTGTTGTGTAGCTAAAGCAGTTGCACTATCAGAAGCCATGTTATCTTCGTCAAGGATGGTTGTAACAGTAGTGCCACCACCGCCTAACTGCAAGTTATATAGTATCTGTGTAAGAGATTGTGCTGCGGTTGTATTTGATGCAGTCCACTTCTCATTGCCATGATCGTAAACTAGCAATGCACCGTTGTTTGTGCTTGTCGCTGTGGTTTGATCTAAACCACGACTCATAATTGCACTTGGTCCTGCTAGACCTTGAGTGCCAACCGTTGTAACTGTTATGCCATCAGTAGATGTTATCTCTATCTGATTTGTTACATCAGTATTGGTAATTGTTATGGAATCTACGGAACTCATCTAGTTATGTTCCTGCGTATGCTATAAGTGCCCTCTATGAGCCTTGATACAACACCTGCTCCACTGGTGATCTCTAAATCAAACACTCCGTCTGAAGCAGTTAAAGCTGCCGTATCTGTTGCACTTACTGCTAGTGTGATAGTTCCTGCAATACCGCCCATAGTCATGCGACTGTTGGCTGTAGTTATATCTAGGATTGAGGAACTTGCATCAGGATTTTCTCTGAACTGCATTGCGCCTGAGAAACCAGTTAAATTTATAACTGCATCTGATGAATCTTTAAGAGTTAGGGTCTGACCAAATGTTGCGCCCTGCTCTATGATGAAATGATGATAACCTGCACTCATTAAAACTTCCTATAAATTGCATGGTATCTACCACTTCGTAAGCATCTGCTTGTTTAACTATAACAAAGAATTTAGCTAGATGCTTTCTTTGTTGTTTTCTTGGTAGTTTTTTTCTTTGCAGTTGTTTTTTTCTTTGGTGCTTCTCCACCTTCCCATGCTTCATTCACATCAGGAGTGCTAGGGTCGTCTGCCTTTAATTGACCTTTTTCGTTTCTAGCTCGTTTAACTTCTTTGACTTCTGCTTCTACCTGTACGGTTTCTTCTGCTGAATCAACCTTAACTTCCATAGCCCAACCGTTTGCAATAAAAGCATCCATGACATCATCCTGCCATTGACCCTCTGAATTGACAATCTCGTTTGCTTTGTAAAGCCTGACATCAGTTCCTTTCTCATTGCTTGAAGCAGGTTTTGGAACGATTATTTTAAATGTTCTTGACATAGTTTCTACCTGTAAAGAGGGGGGAAATTAATCCCCCCAAAGTTTGCTCAATTAAGCGTTATGGATAGTGTTGGACTTAGGAGCAACACGAGGTCTGCTCTTTACAATCACGCCACTAATAGGTGTTCCATTTGAATGAGTACCAGTCTTAGCTAGTACCAATCTCAAATAGCGTTTGCCACCTACATAACCAATCTGCCAATCTCCACCTGTGGTATCAGGGTCACCGCCTGTAGTACCATCAAGTTTCAACCAAATTCCACCAGCAGCAATTGTTCCATTGATAACATCAGCTTGTACACAATCAGTGTATGTTGAGTCATCATCAGAATGCTCTAATGAAATTTCAAAGTAGACTGAGCCTGAAAGAGTATCTCCTTCTGCTCCAACATCTACAATGGCTGTAGCTTCTTCAAAGCCTTTTAAGTCAACCCCTGTGCCATTGGCAGCAGCAGTTTTTACGGCATTGATAATTGAATTACTTACGACAATATTATGTGTTAAATCTTGCATAATTTACCCCTTAAGTAGAACATTTAAGTTTATTGATAGCTTCTTTCTGAACTACTTGACCACCAACACGCTTTCTAGCAATGTATCTAACATTACCAGTTGTAGCTTGTGTAAATGGGTCACGCAATACAGCTAGATTTACTCTATCAACGATCATATAAGCCCTTCTGAAGTCACCAAATGCAACTGGGAAAGTATTAGCTGCTTCACTAGGCATATCAGTAGCTTCAACATATGGGTGTCCAAGTATGGTGTTAACCATATTGCCACCAAGCATCATTCCTGTTTGGAACACATACTGACCAGCAGTATCTTTTAACTTTCTGATAGAAGCTAATGTAGCTCTATTGAAAACAAAAGTACCGTTTCTTGTGTAGTCAGACTTAATGTTGTGTACCAATGAAATGAGTCCATCAGCAGTTACAGCATCAGCAGTTCCTGAATTAACATGACCCACACCTGAGTGGTCCATAAATCCATGAGGTTTTCCTACTGAGTCACCTGACACAAATGCAGTTCCTTCAGCTTTTGCAAATTGCTCTGCAAACTCTGATTGCATTTCTGCTTCAAGATCAAATACTGTATCTTCTAAGTCTTGCTCAGAAATATCTACCAACGCATACATTTCGTGTGCAGGTAGTTCTTCTAAACCAACTGAATATCCAGTAGTTTCACTTCTAGTACCACTTTCAGAAACCCACTGTGCTGAGAATTGTCCATCTCTCTTAGGGATTTGGATGCTTCTAGCGCCTGTGGAACGAACTCTAGCGATTGTTCTGATAGGTGAGATTTCAGTAATTGTTTTTAACAATTCTCTCACATACTCAGGTGGTGCTAAATATCCGCCTGTTGAGTCATTGCTGACAGTTAATGCTTTCTTTTCATCAGGTTGCAGACCGTCAAGTCCTTTCCTGCAATATCTATCAAAAGCATTGAGATACTCATCAACTTGCTTAGATTCAAAGCCTGAGTCAGGTCTAGTGACCATAGTCTCAATCTTGGAAACTTGCTCCTTGATTTGTTCAGCGTTTTGCTCAGCAAGTGTTAACTTCTGATTAACTTCTTCAAAAGAATCCAATTTGGCTTCTAATTTAGCTAGTTTTTCTTCGTTATATGCTGAACTCTCGCCTTTCTCAATTTGTTCAAGTCTTTCATCATTGACTTTCTTAAATTCGTTGAAAGTTTGACCTAAGTCTTGAATAGCGTTCTTTATATCTTCCGACATAATTTACTCCTATTAAGTTTTTAAGGTTAAAGTTAGTTCTTTTATGGCATCTACCAGTTCTGCACTTTCATCAACCTCTCGTTGATCAAAACACTTAGTCACTGCTTTTGCAGCAACCTTTGCTTCTGAACGAGAGAGACTGAAAGCATCACGCAATCCGTTTTCCCATTCCCTAATGGAAATTTCTTCGCCTTTCACTGAACGAACAGTTGCCTGAGGGTTCATGGGAAAGGTTACTAACGACACTTCCATTAAATCTACTTCTTTGATAATGCGTTTGTTACCACGCTTATCATATGAAACTTCTTTTGGGTTTACTCTAAAGCCGATTGATAAACCGTCTAAAGCTCCCATCTTTAATAATTCGTAGGCTTCTGCTCCTGCCTGTGTTTTAAGAGCCAGTCTACCTTTGACCACAAGACCATGTTCATCTTCTTTGATCTCATCAAACACACCGATAGGCATATCTGACTTATGTTGATACAAGAGTTTTACATTTTGTGGTTTTCTTTTCTTTAGGGATTTGGCGAATGCGCCTGCTTCAATAACATCATTGCCTAAGTCTTTATTTCCAAAGACAGAACCATAGCCTTCAAATGTGCCATAGTTTTTATCTTCATCTTCGTTGTCATAAGCTTTAATGCTTGATTTGATTTCAATAGATTCTTTCTCTACTTCTTTCTCAGAGTTCATCTCATCAACAGTTTCTTCTGAGTCAGGCTTAGATTTGCCAAACTCAATGATATAAGAGTCATCAGTTTCTTCTACTGCTCTTATGTGCTTCTCATCATTCTCAATAGAATCTTCTTTGTTAGAATCGTACTCATTGGTACAGACGGCTAGGCGTTGATCTGTGTCGGTATACTCACTCGTCATAGTGTCATCTCCCATACATCTTTTTAAAAAGTTCTGCCTGCTTTCGTCACTTGTTGGTTTCGGAATAGGCATATTCTACATATAGTACATAAAGGGTAATATAAGCACAAGATATAGTGAGTAATAAATTAATTTAATTAATTGTTGCATATAGACCCATTATGGGTATATAATTATCTTATATTAACTTGATGCCCTTAGGGCAAGGAAAAATAAAATGAAAAAACATACCTACCAAGTAACAGAAGGTAAATATGCTGGATGGACTACACAAGCTGTTGATAAAAAAACAGCACAAAAAAATTATATTGCTATGTGCAAAAGACAAAGAGCTAAGAGTCTTGAGTTTACACATGAGGAACTTGAGATTTTAAGCAGTCTGTTAGAGCTTAACTTCACTGGCATCCCTACTGATGCAAAACAATATATTAATCCAAATGATAAATGCGATTACTTTATGTGTGATGATTTTGATAAAGCTGACAAGTTGCATGACAAAATAATTGAGCTTTTAGTAATAGCAGGAAAAAAAGAAAAGGTGCAAAAATGAATACCTTATTCACACTTAAAGAACTCAAAGACCTCATCTTAGATGGGGTCTGCGAGGATGGCACTACATTAGAGCAAGCATTGGATTTCTGTGAGTCAATCATCTTTGATGACAGCTACACCCTAGAAGAAGTTTACTTGGCTAATGTTTCATACAACACAATTATCTCTGCAAGGCTTAGAAGATCATGGAGTAAAGATTATTTTGAAAAACCTGAATCTATCTTTGATCAAGAGATTTGGATTGACCCTGTAATTTTAAGCAAAGCATTTGCTGTTCATTGGTCTAGTCTTAATAGAACTAAGGGTACTCTTGGATTTACTAGGGGGTATGACTGGACTGATTAGGTCATATCCCTTTCATCAGCGTAGACAATAACGCATCTGCAATTTATTACATTTTTTGCGCCACCTTTAGAATCTCCTGCAAAACCCATTGGTACACCACCTACAATAAAGTCCTCTGCCATATCTACTGTTTGTCCGTTAGCCTGTGAGTGTGTTGATCTAGTTCTTGCATCATTGGTTGCTACCC